ATAAAAGTTTATCATTGTTTAATAGTAATCATCCGCCGGGATCTAAATACAACACCAATGCATATGATAAAAGATCTAGATTCTTTAGGCCAAAGACTAGAACAGCAGTAAGAAATTTACAGTCTGCAATGAATGTTGCATTCTTTACAAATGAAGATGTAGTTAGTATAAAACCTAGGAATCCCAATGATCCCAATCAGGCAGCTGCAGCTGTAGTATCGCAGTCTGTTCTTCAGTATAGGCTAACAAATACCATCCCCTGGTTTCAGACTATGTCTGCTGCTCTACAAGATGCTGCTGTTCAAGGGGTATGTGTAAGTCATCAGTATTGGGATTACGAGGAAAGGGATGAAACTTATGTAGAGGTAGGAAGGGATAATAATCCTATAGTTGATTATGATGGTAATGAAAAAACAAGAAACCAAGTTACGTCTATTAAAGATAAACCGGTAATAGAGGTAATATCTCCTGAAAATTTAAGGATTGATCCAGCTTCTGATTGGTCTGATCCATTGGAAAGCACTCCATACATCATACACCTTGTTCCAATGTATTTGCAAGATGTTTTAATGAAAATGGAAAGCGGGGAATGGAATGAGTTAAGCGTTGGAGAATTGTTAAGTACTACCAGTGACGAGGATGATAATACTACCAGACTGATAAGAGACGAGCCTAGACAGGATCCGCTAGATAACGATGCCGGGTATGGAGAGGTAGAGGACTATAAAATAATTTGGGTCCACAAGAATATAATAAGGCGAGATGGTGAGGATTGGTGTTATTTTACAGCCAGTGTTGACTATATGCTAACTGATCCAGTTCCCTTGCAAGAAATGTATCCTTGGTTGAGAAATGGAGAAAGACCCTATGTTATGGGGTGTGTTAATGTAGAGTCACATAAATTATATCCCGCTGGCACTGTCGAACTAACCCAAGAATTACAAGCAGCCGCTAATGATATATGGAATCAAAGGTTTGACAATGTTAAGTTAGCGCTTAACAAAAGATACCATATAAGAAGAGACAGAAATATAGACTTAGATGCCCTGTTTAGATCTGTTCCTGGTGGCGCTGTCGAAATGGATGATCCTGATCAAGATGTTAGAATCATAGAAACTAGGGATGTTACTGGTTCAGCCTATGCCGAGCAAGATCGTATTAATATGGATTTTGATGAACTGCAGGGAAACTTTTCAACATCAACCATACAGGCTTCAAGGTCTTTAAACGAGACTGTGGGAGGGATGTCCTTATTAGCCAATAGTACGGGTAGTATTATTGAGTATGTTCTTAGAACCTTTTCTGAAACTTGGGTGGAGAAAGTTCTTAAACAACTACTCAGGCTAGAACAGTACTATGAGACAGATGAAGTTATTTTAGCTTTAGCTGGTGAAGCCGCGGTAGGTATTAACCAAGCAATGAAGGATGTATCTGTAGATGATCTACTTAAGTACGAGGTTCTTCTAAAGGTTAATGTCGGTATTAATGCTACTGATCCATTAAAGAAAGTGCAGAATCTTATGCTAGGCCTGCAGACATTGGCTTCATTTCCGGGTATAGCTGATAGGATTAATATACAGGAAGTAACCAAAGAAGTTTTTGGCCAGCTTGGTTATAAGGATGGCGATAGGTTTATTAACTTTGAGGGTGATCCAAGAATGGCTGAGATGCAGGCTCAACTTGAAGAGATGCAAACACTTATTGAAGCCGAGCAACTCAAGCTCCAGAATCGTTTAGAGGTAGAGCAGATGAAACAACAGGGAAATCTCGAAGCTATGAATATGAAGACTGGCGCTGAGATTAGAAAGAAGGAGATAGATGCTCAGTTGCAATATATAGATCTACAGCTCAAGCAAGAGGATGTAGCTACTAGAAGAGCGGAGCTTATGTTACAAAGAGAGGCGCTTATTAATCAGATAGCACAAGATGAGATTGATAGGCAGGAAGAAATGTTAGATGAAGGACCCGTAGGAATTATGGCGAGGAACGACTATAATAAAGTACCTTACGCGGTAGGATAATATGGATTATTATGATCCCTTTGAAGTAGGGATAGAAGATTTAGTTAAAAGAATAAGAGTCGGAAAGAATGCTAGGGAGTTCTTAAATACATCCATTGGTCAAGCTATCATAGGGAAAGCCACCAATGAATATAAGGATGGCATCAGACTCTTACAAGAGATGACCAGTTCTAGATGGAGTTATTCTCCAGAACAAGAGCTAAATAGATATAGGGAGATTAGTGATAAATTAGTTTCTCCTATAAATATTTTAAAATGGTTGGCTTCTGTAATTACTACCGGAGAAAATGCAGAAGCTATTTCTAGATATAAAAACTCCGGTGAACTTGAACCGTAAGGAAATACAAAATGGATAACGCTACCCCGAAGGATGCGTTAGAAGAGGTTGAAGAAACTTCTGAAGACGCTCCTAAAGAAGAGAATCAATTCACTTCTGATAGGCAAAAAGCTTTAGAAGATATTTACGAAAGAAGAAGTAAGGAAATAGATGAAGAAGGTGGGCTTGATGAAGAAGTAGAATCTCCAATATGGCATGATGGAGAGGAATGGAAAACTCGTATTAAAGTAGACGGACAGGAACTTGAAGTTCCTTTTGACTCTTTAAAAGGATCTCATCAAAAAGATCAGGCTTCACAAAAAAGGTTTGAAGTTGCTGCTGCAAAAGAAAGGCAACTTATTGCGCGTGAGCAACAGATAAACCAATATGTAGCAAATTTAAATAGCAGGCCACCCCAACAGGACGCCGCTGAAGAAGGCGAAGTTAGTGATGTTGACGACATAGTTGAAAAATATCATAGTGCTTTGTTTGAAGACGATGCCCAAGAGGCAGCTCGTCTATTAAAAACCTTGTCGAATAGTGGGCGCGGCAACGCTACCCAAAATGTAGAAGAGGTTGTACGTAGGGCTATTACGTCCTATGATCAGAGTAAAAAAGCAGAGGTTGAAAAGGTCCATAGACTTCAATATCAAAGATCTTTAGAAGAGGCTGTTAGGTCTTTTGAGGAAGATTTTCCAGATATAGCAGAGTCTCCGGAACTTAGAACTGTTGCTGATAATAAAACGGTTACCCTAACTCAGGAGAATCCTGATTGGACACCGGCTGAAATTATAAAAGCAGCTGCTGAATATACTCGTGATTGGGCCGGTACAATGCCTAAATCAAATGGTAGGTTTGAGCGCAAAAAGAAGATTGTGCGCCAACCTAGATCCGCGTTGGCTTCTGCAAACATTGGTTCTGATGAAGCTCCAATGACACCTTCTGAAATAGTTCAGGAGATGAAAAAGGCTAGGGGTCAACTTTTATAACTTCTATAGGAGGTAATTATGGCTGGACAAGTATGGTCAGTTAGCACCTCCGGTGGTTATATGTATGCTCTAAATCTGAGCCGCCTTCTTAGGATGGCAGTTCAGCCAATGGTGAAGTTCCGCCAGTTCTGCGACGTTAAAGACGCAGCGCATCAGGGACTCCATCGTGGAGATACATTCCATTGGAACGTGTTTAGTGACGTAGCCACTCAAGGCTCGACACTAGTTGAAACCAATACCGTCCCAGAAACCTCGTTCACTATCTCTCAGGGAACAATGACGATCACGGAAGCAGGTAACTCTGTACCGTGGACGGGCAAGTTAGACGATCTCTCTGAGCAGCCAGTGTCTGAGGTAGTAAGGAAAGTGTTGAAGAACGATGCCAAGAAGGCATTCGATACTCTTGCCGCTGCTCAGTTTAATGCGTGTGCTTTACGTGTAGTTCCCACTGGTGGGTCTAGCACGACAGCTCTCACGTTGACGACTAACACGGCATGTACGATAACTAACGATGTTGCTTTTCAGAAAGAACATGTTAAGTTAATCGTTGATATCATGAAAGAACGTAATATCCCAGCTTATGCTGACGATGATTATTACGCTCTTGCATGGCCGACAACGTGGCGTACTCTGAAAGATGATCTAGAATCAATCAAGCAGTATGTTGATCCTGGTTTTCAGATGATTATGAATGGCGAAATTGGTCGTTACGAAGGCGTTAGATTCGTAGAACAAACTAATATTGCGAAGACTGGTATGTCCACTGCTGCTGCAGCTTGGACTAATTCAAAATCAAATTGGGCTTTGTTCTTTGGTGAGGATACTGTTGCTGAAGCTATTGCAGTTCCTGAAGAAATTCGTGGGAAAATTCCTGGGGATTACGGAAGGGATCGTGGCGTCGCATGGTACTACCTTGGCGGATTTGGCATTACTCACACACAGCAGGCTCAGTCACGCATCGTGATGTGGGACAGCGCAGCTTAAAGGAGATATATTATGAGTTATTCAAATCCCATAACTACGCGAATCCAATCTGGTGCTAGCCAAGACTTAGGTAATGGTACACCTACCGTTTTCTCTTTTAAGGGACCAACGGGTAAGAAAGGAACCATTATTGATGTTGGTATTGAGGTTACAGAGACTTTCGCGTGTGATAGTACAGAGGCGTCATTTCAGGTCGGGACGACTGGAGATGCGGATGCTTATTGCAAGCTTAACATTACAGACGGTACTACATTGACAGATACATTCAATATCCAAAATGATACGGATGCCATCATAGCAGAGGCTATTCCTGCCGATACTCAGATCGAATGTACCCCAGTTGTTGGGGTAGATTCCGGTACTGAAGCTGGTATGGGTTATCCATATGTTGTTGTTGAATGGTACTAAGGAGGTCAATTATGGCTAAAGATACAGCAGGAAGCGCTCCTACGGTTAATCAGAATGGTCTTATCGAAAAGAAGGACATATCTGGGGAATCTTTAAAATCTCTAGGTATGGACAGTATTGGTAAGGCTCAGATGCCGCAGGGAATCGCGAAATCAACGGTCAATACTGATCGTGGTAAATTCGAGTGGCGTTAAGTTAATTGGTGACGGGGCGGGAAACCGCCCCTAATCCATATGAGGATACTAAAATGGCAGGTAAATTAAATATGATTGATGCCTTTATTGGCGGCGCTGTTGAGACTCCAGAAATGGGGTATGGTCATACAGATCCTGTTCTAAAAGGTTATACCAGCGGTTCTCAATTATTCGATGAGAGAGCTATGGATTATAGGTATGATCAGAGACGAACAAACAATGAAGGTCGTGTTAACGGTGAAATGGTGAGAGGAACGGGCGTCATAGCAGGATGGGCGTTTTAAAGAAACAGTGATAAGAATAAATATTCCCGAAAGGGAGTTGAGCGAATATACCCCAGAGGATTTTGGGGGTGTTCGAGAAGAAAAGACCGTATGTATTATTAGGTATGGCGCTTTTGGAGATATGTTGCAAGTTAGTTCTATACTACCGTTGTTAAAGGATCAGGGTTACAGGATTTGTGTTAATGTTTCCCCCGTTGGGGAGGATATATTAAAGAGTAATCCTTATGTAGATGAGCTTTTAGTTCAAAGAACCGGCATGATACCAGAGGGTGAGCTTACCGAATATTGGGAAAATTTTACTCCTTTATTTGATAAGGTAATACAGCTTTCTGAATCCATAGAAGCTTCTTTATTGGTTGTCCCTGATAGACCTTCTGTTCTTAGGAGCGGAGAGACTGTCTTAGCAAAAGGGGATGAGAGATTTTTCTGGGATAAGGATAAGTTACATGAAGAATGTAATGTTAATTATATGGAAAGAACCCATGACTTAGCCGGTGTTCCACATATATTTAATCCTAAGTTTTATCCTACTAGACAAGAAAAGGAATGGGCCAGGAAGGAAAGAAAAAAGATAAAGTCAAGGTACGTAGTGTTATGGGCTTTGTCTGGATCGTCTGTGCATAAGGTTTATCCTTGGTCTGATAGTGTAATAGCTAATGTTTTATCCAGCAGAAATGATGTCTCTTTTGTTACTGTAGGCGATGAACTGTGTCAGCTTTTAGAGCAAGGTTGGGAAGATGAAAAGAGAGTTGTAACAAAGGCAGGTAAGTGGTCTATAAGGAAGACTCTTTCTTTTTTAGATCAGTGTTCTGTAGTAATTGGCCCAGAAACTGGGGTATTAAATGCTGCTTCTACACTGAGCAATCATAAGATTGTAATGCTTTCTCACTCTTCTGAAGAAAACTTATCTAAACACTGGAGGAATACTACTTCTTTTTCTCCGGATTACTATGATAATTTTTGCTTTCCTTGCCATAAAATGCATTACGGATTTAACACCTGTAGCAGGGATGAACAAACTGGCGGTGCAATGTGCGCCGCTAATATAAAACCAAACGATATTTATAAGGATATAGTGAAGAATTTGATATGAGTACCTATTTAGTTTTATGTCAGAATATGGCTAGAGATATTGGGATACCAGGGTCCGGGCCATCGGATGTTGCTTCATCTTCCTTGTCCGAGGAGGAGAACGCGGTTGTTCGTTATGTAAAAGAGGCTGATGTAGACATACAAAGTAGGTGGTTTAATTGGGATTTTCTTTGGACAGAAACAACTCTTACTCCAACTGCAGATGTTTCCACCTTAACATCCCCATCTAATTTAGGCAATTGGAAATTAGATTCCTTTGTTCTAGCTAAGGGAACAAATTCATATCAAGAGTTAGAATATATGGATTGGGATGATTATAATTTAGAGTATAAGCTTGGCTCTATAACATCAGATATTCCAGAGGTTTTTTCTGTTAAGCCGGATAATGTTATAGATCTATATCCTACTCCAGCGGCTACAACGGCAATATCTGCAGCATACTGGAAAACGCCTACTGAAATGAGTGTTGACGCTAGTGAGTCTCCAATTCCTTCCAGGTTCCATAAGATTATAACAGCAAGGGCTAAGATATATTATGCTGAGAATGAGGATGCTCCTGAGATTTTATCTGGAGCGTTAGCTGAGTTTGAGGATTTGCTAGATAAGTTAGAAGCAGATCAGCTTGCCGGGCAAAAGAATAGAAGGTTATCCAGGGCTCAAAATATAGATAACTTTACAGTAGTTCCACAATGACAAAGTTAACTAGGCGTCAGCTTAAACCTTCTGGGCTAGAGTCTGACTACTTCCCTTTTGAGGGTGGTTTAAATATTGTAGAGCCTGCCTTATCTATGAGGCCTGGAGAGTTAGTAGCGGCAGATAATTTTGAAGTAGACGTGAGGGGAAGGTACAGAAGATTAGATGGGTATGAAAGGTTTGATGGGCAGACTCTTCCTTCTGATATAACCTTATATAGGATTCCCTTTACTACTGGATATGCTAGAGATTCTGTATTTGATATGGCCTTTAGCACTGCATTCGATATGCAAATTCCGTCAGTGGGAGATTCTGTAAAAGGGGCAACCAGTGGCGCTATAGGTTCTGTATTAAGTGTTAGTGTCGAGGATATAACTGGTGATTC